AATTGTTTGAAGATATTACTTTGTTTGCACCTCTAATTGAATCAAAAATACCGTGGAAATATATACCATCCCTATTCTTTATCCACACCAAATCAGGTTGAAAATCAAGCGAAGAAATTGATTGTGTACTACCGTTCCCTGTATAGGTTACAGTTTCAAAGTTTTGTAAAGGGTCTAATGCTGCTGATGCAGAGGCTACTATACCTCCTGTTGTAAAGAATTTCTTATTAAATCCCATTTAGTCAAGATTTGGTAAAGAATAAGAAACTACCGCTGCTTTAGTTGTAAGTGCGTTAATCTCCGCTTCTTTAGTTCCACATTCAGTTCTCAAGGCTGCTCTTGCATCTATCACATCCTGCGGTGCAGCAATACCTTCTTGTGCTCTGATAATGTACCAATCTGTTTCTTCTAATTTTCTATTGTATATAGATTTTAGGTTTGCAATTTTTGCCTCTTTTAACTCGGCTACTGTTTGTGTCCAAGTCTTGTTAATTACAGGATAAGTAAAAGTACTACTATCACTATCCCATTCAAGGTCTCCTAGCTTTTGAATTGCTGAATCGTAATCAGGTGTTACTACGTTGTAGAATCCTGCTTCTTCCCATTCTGTAGAAGATAATTTATCAAACCCACCAATAACATTACCCCAAGCTTTTGGAATAGTAGTGTATCTTTTTATTGCTCCGTCTATTTGTATTGCTTTCATATCTTATTATTATACCGTTGTACTTGAAGTGTAGGGTGCTACTGCATAGTGATAGACTTTTGCACCTGTTGAATCGTCTGTACAAATAATTTGTATTACGTTATTTGTTGTACCGTCGTAGTTTGTACTACCTACTTTGTTAAACGTAGACCCTGTTTCTGCTAAAGTAATAGCAAAGTCTCCATCTAATATAATATCTACAACTTGCCCCTGTTGAGCATTACTAATTGTTAGGGTAGCTGCATTATCTGCTGTTGCTGTAAAAGTAGCTGCCGAATCAAAGTTTATTGCAAAAGATGAACCTGTACCTAAAGCTGATAATGCTGTATAAGAGTTAGATAGTTGTTGGTGGTCTATCCCGTTATCAGAAACGCTTACTGTAACATCTCCAGTAGTAGTGTCAACTTCTAATCCTGTTCCCCCATCTACACTTGTAATTAAGACATCATCTATAAGAGAGGATAGGTCTAAGGTGAAAGTAGAAGTATCACTATTAACAAATGTTGCAAGACCTGCCCCATCTATTGAAGCACTCACTATTGCAGTATCATCCAAATAAGGAGCTAAATCTACTGTATCAGTTGTGCCATCGCCTTTTGTTAAGGTTAATGTGTTTGTTGCTAAAGATAAATCTGGCTTCCCATATAACTCATTAAAGTTATCGTTGACCATTTTAAAGGCATCCGCTAAAGGAGTCCCTTGTGTAGAATCTTTGGCTACCGCAGGGTATGTTACTATTGTTTGTTGTGCCATTTTATTTTATTTATAATTGTGTTTTATCTGCTGTAAATTGTGCATTATCCGCTGTTAAATCTCCTCCGAAATAACTAATCAAATCTGCTGTAAACGGTGTTACTGGTACAAGTCCCCAACAATTAGGAGCAGAAAAGTCAGGTATAAAGTATGTTGTGTATTGTTCATCTAGTCCCCAACCATCGTTGGTTTCCATATCACAATATATTTTTCCCCAATCTATTGAATTTGCCATTTCTCTTTTTTAAGTAATTACTTAATTTAATAATGTTCTCTTTCTTAGGTTTGTATTGTTTTTTATTTTCTATAGTACCCATCCTTGAAATAATGCATCTTTATCTGGATAAACATCTTCATTATTATTACTAAAATACTCAGGGAATTTACTACCAGCATTGAAACTCATATGTTCAATAAACCTATTGGTATAATATTCGGCATAATCCCTTTCCTTTGCTATAAGGCTATCTATTTCTTGCTTTAAAGGTTGAGTTGAATTCTCAGAACTATGCTTGTAAACTCCTCCATTTGATATTGTATAAGCAGCAAAAGGTAAATACTCTGCCATTGCAAAGTGAATTAACATAGGCTGAATGTACTCATTAACCAATTCTAAATAATCCCCACTTAAACTACCAGCTACAATATCGCTACTTATCTTATCATATAAATCTGTACCAAGATAGTTTTGAACATGAATCTCTTGAGCTAATTTAATAAACTGAATAAATTTATCAGTATCTACATTCCCACTCAAGGCAGTATTCTTAACTAAGTCAGCTCTTTTTATAAATAGTGCAGTTGCCATTATTCTTGCTCTTCAATTTGTTCGTCAATAGTTTCGCTTTGTCCATTCTTTTTTACCCCAGTTTCTTTTTCCATTTCGGAATCACTAATCACATTTGTTAAATCAGTAAATTCTAATGGCTGTAAAGTCTTAAAGTAAATATCTAATTCAATATTATTGTACTCTAAAATTTCTTCTAAAGCATCTAATATTGTAACCTGCATTGGTCTAATTACAGTATTATCCATCAATAACGAAGCAGTCTGCAATTCTTCGGCATTATTACCAAGTCCAGTATTATCTTTAATACCAACTAACATTGGCGATACAATACGGTGGGACACCATTACTTTCTTCATACTCTCATCAGATAAGAACTGATATTGTTGATGGGCATCGTTTATCATTACTGGGTCAACTGTAGCTGCAAGTTCTTTACTATCATTAAATGCCAGGATAAATTTACCTGCGTTACTAGTACCACTAAACTTTTCGTATATTGCTCTTTCAATAGAATCTCTCTGCTCCTTGTCAGGAGTACCGTTATTGAAGTTAATTAACATACTTGGCTGTAGACCATTCTGTATATTGCTAATATGGTAGTTAGCAATCTCTTCCTCTAATTCAGCATACTGTAATCCTCCTTGATAGTCAACTGGGCTATAGTAATAAAATCCTGCTCTATAAGGTCTAATATATAAAATTTCAATATTATCTTGACTTGTACCAAAAGCAGCAATACGCTTTGGTTTATCATTGTGTTTTACCTTAGACCAATCGCTAGAATAATAATAGTTCTTAATCTCTCCATCTACAGCTTTCTCAGCTCTTAATGTTTCAATAGGCATATGGGCTACTTGAGCTATCTTACTTCTATCTTTGCTGTATATTACTTGAACAGCAGCCTGTCCCATCATTTTGTAATCGTAGCAAACCTTCTTCATACAATCCTTTCTAAAGAGCTCTTTCATCTCTTTATACTCTGTAGGTTTTGATTCAGAATCAGTAGCATCTAGCCCTCTCCCATATATCATCTCAGATATACCGTTGATTGAAGCGTTGTTTGTTGGAGACCCATTGTATCTATCTATAAGATATTTAAAATACATATTATCATCTCCATACTCTACCCAATCATATCTTTTTGATTCAACTATTTGAGTGGATGTATAAGAGGCAAGGTTTACAACATGAATTGCATCCTTAACTTTATTTAATTGCTTATTATAATTTTTTCTTGACATTATACAAATATATATTCATTATCGAAGCTAGTTTCTTCTGTGTATTGGTCTTTATTAATAAAGTATTTATCTAAAGATTCTTGGTCGCTACAATAAATTAAACCTCTATATATCTCCTCATCATCTTCGTCAGATAACTGTACCTTGTAGGTATATAAATTATCTTCAGTTAAACCAAAGTCCCCATTCAACACCATATAATCTCCTTCATTTGACTTAGTTGGAGTAACAGTAGCTGTCGTTCTGGTTGCCTTATCCGTAATCTTAATTACTGGGGAGTCAGCATCTTTGCGAGGAATTATCTTTAATTCTTGAGTTCCTGATGTAGGGAGTATATCCATATACAAAATAACTTTACCCTATTGAATTGTTTTTACTAAGGTACAAAAAAAGGGGGTAAAATACCCCCCTTATTGAATTTACAAGTACATTTTAATTAGACAACTCTCTGAGTAGAGGGACTGTCAGTAGCACTAGCCATTCCAGCAAATGGGTCTGCCGAAGTAGCACCATCTACAAAATTAGGCATAGTTATTTCATTAGCAGTTAAAGTAAGAGTATAACCTTGTAAGTCTCCCATTGCAGTTCCAGTTACTGCTGTACCTCCTGTTACCTCTGCTCCATGTTCTCTACCAACTAGCAATAACTTGCCATCAAAAGTCTCTACAAAAACGTGGGGTCTACCAAATGCCATTAATTTCAGCTCTTTGTTATCCTCCTTTGTTAGTTTATGTAAAGTTAAGTTTACAACTTGCTCAAAGAATGTTGTACCATTCTCAAGAGAAGTTTGAATATTTGTCTCTAAAGAAGAGTTACCCTTAACATCGTAAGAGTGGTAATCGAAAGTTCCATCTATATCGGTTACTTCATCATCAACTAAGGTTATAGTACCTAAGTCTCCAAAGTCCACAAAGTGAATTTTTCTAATACCACCTACAGCATCTTTACAGGGTTTTAATCTTCCTCCAGTTAAATCACAGCTCATAGTATTATTGTTTTATAAAAAAAGGGTAGGCAGATTAGTTACCACCTACCCTTCTTATTGATTAATTATTATTTATTATTCGTCGTTAGCAGTGTTTGCGATACCGTAAGTTACGATGTCGTCAACAATACCATACTGTACACCTGCTGTAAATCTCATTACGACTCTTACGTTTTGAGACCCATCAATGTCAGCCATATCAATAACTTTTACTTCGTTGTGGTCAGCTAATAGACCAGTACCAAAGTATAGGTTAGACTTTTCAGCAGCTACTGCAGTATTGTCTGCAAGACCGTTAGCAACAAATAGTTTTACACCATCAAAAGATAATGCTCCACCACCATACCACTGAGTTCCTTTATTATCACTACCTGCATTTGAAGTAGCAGCAACTGAGAATCCACCTAAAGCTCTTACATAAGCTCTAGCAATATTCTGAGAAACATAGATATTTAAATCTTCACTTCCATATAGAGTAGAAGGAATAGCATCTACGATAGAGCCTAGCTGTGCAACTACGTTAGAAGCACTTACTGTAGTACCCGCAATTTCATTTGCTGTTGGCAAACTAGCGTCTGCTCCTAATAGAGTAGTTAACCCATTAAACTGTCCACTTGTAGAAGTATCTCCTGCCCAGATAGACTGCTCAGTTCTTTGTGCTACTTTAGCAGCAACGTGAGAAATTAAAAAATCAGAAAAGTTAGAAGGCAAAGTGTCGTGGGCAGAGAATCCCATAGAGATAGCTTCCCAGTCATTTTGAAAGTCAGACTTACATAGTTGTAAGTTTACTTGTTGAAATTCAGGAGTCAAAGTTCTCTCATCAAGAGTGATAGTACTTGTTGCAGTAAAATCACAAGATGCATCTTTTACGATATCATCAGTAGAGATAGTTTTGATTACTTCCTGAAACTTAATGTTTGGTTTAACGGTTAATCCACCGTTTTCCAAAGTAGAAGCACTTAATAAAGCAGCAGAAATGTATTGTCCTGCAAATTCCCCATTGTATGCTACACTAGCGTTTTGAGTTGTTGTTGTTGGCATTTTATTTAGATTTAGTCGTTATTTTTTAATGTTAGATATTCTTTGAAATACTTTATCCGCAGTACTCATAGTTCTATTTTGTGCGTATAAATTCAAACTTGTTTTAGCCTCTTCTTCTGGGCTGTGCTTGATTGGTTCGGCAGCAGGTTCTTTAGAAAGTTCCTTTACTTGTTCAGCAAGAGATTCTTTTTCTTTCTTCATATAACCCATCTCTTCATCAATCATTTTCTTTATAGCTTCAATTTCGGCTTTCATTGCCCCCATATCTGCCATATACTTTTCCTCAGAAACATAGCCATCTTTTAGCTCAGTTTCATCTTCTACTTCTTCCTCGCTAGAAGCCTCTACTTCTTCAGTAGCTACTTCTTCAGATAATTCAGTAGTCTCTTCTTCTACTTCTTTAGTTGTCTCGTCAACAGAATCTAGTTCAGATAAAACAGCTTCTTCTTGTACTTCCTCTTGAGAAAGCTCTTGAGCTAATTCATCTTCTTTTGTTAACACAGACAACTTCTCGAGAATTTCATTTAATAAAGTTGTTGCCTTCATAATAATTATTAATATTTATATAAAATAATTGTTTACTAACAAGGTGTTAGATTTTTACTCGGTAGTACCAGTTACATTTCCAACTCCTTGTGCTTGAAAACTACCATCACAGCATTTCCTAGAATAAGTTCTGCCATCTTTACAAAGACATCCTCTTTTGCTATTTTTAGGAGATGGACTTCTATCCCTGTTGTTTCTTGTCATAATCCTGCGTTTTGTGTTCGTTGTATAAAATATATTACATCCCAAATTTTGCAATCATCTCCAGTGGAAAGGACTTTTAATTGAATTCCATCATTTACAAAAGTACTATCGGTATAATATTGAGCCATTATATTCTCTGAATGTGTTTCGTGATTTCCTTTTGGAAAAGCAATAGTTCCTGCTAATCTTGAAATTTGACCACTACCCTCTAAGTTATACTCTAAAAAAGTTTGGTTTGCGTTTGCAGCTTCTGCTTTAAATGCTATTGTTATAATGTATGTGTCATTTTCGTTTACACCTAATATTTTTTGTGTAGAGGAATTATAAAATTCTATACTTGAATGGCTTCTTACTACATTACCTGCATTGTTAGGTAGCACTAGTTCTGAGTCTTGTTCCAAGGTAAGCTTATACTCAGAATGATATTCTGTATCATCATATCTTGCCCAACCTAAGTTTTGAGTTGCCCCTAAGTTCTGAGGATATACAATTACATTCTCATTATTATGCCCCATATACAAAGCACTATCTGTACGCAACATCGCACCATTTTCTATATTGACATTATCAACTACAGATTGCTCTACATCTTCTACATGGACTCTATATGCTGTATTCTTTCCCATTATTTTTTACTTGATTTTGGATGTTTCTTTGGCAATAAATCATAGTCGGTAGTGTACTTTGGATTTTGTGGTCTACCGTTCTTCATTAAATATAAATAAGCATTTACTCTAGCTAATGCCCATTGTTTAGCACTTCTTACTTTAGGAGAATGACTTGTATTAAAAGCACCTAGACCTCTTTGAAATACACTAGCCAACATACCCACAGTAACACTATAAGCAAGTTTATCTCTATACTTATCGTTAAATTCATCAGCTTTTTTCTGTAGAGTTTTACGGTCAGCAGAACTTACTTTAGCACCTGTCTTTCCTTTAGCACTTCCTTTGGCAGTTCCTTCTCCTTTTGGACTAGGATTAGCTGTGTCTGATTTAGGTGCTTTAGGAGATGTCTTTACATCACCCTCACCATCTGATTCTGCTAAATCTATTTCGCCTAATGACTTTAGTTTACCTCTACTCCACCTAAGAGCTGCTTTACCTCCCCAAGCATCGTACATTAACTTACCACACCCATCCGAGTAGCTTTTAGAGGCTTCTAAGTCTCCCTTATGACGAGACAGAAAGCTATACATTCTCTTAATTGTTGATACTGTCAAATTAGATTTTGATGCTAATTGCGATGCTCTTCGCTTCCCTACTGCAGTACCGCAAGAACCCCAACCATTTTTATCAACCCATTCTAAGACTCTCTTAGCGTTGTTTACGACACCTTGAGGGTAATCACTATAGGTCTTTAAATCTAGCTTCTTAGAGGCGATATAATCAGCCATCTCGACTAATATTTCTTCTGCTTCCACTTCACTTATTTGATTAACCTCTCCCATATTCACCTTATCAGTAAAATATCCTTCTATAGAGAATCCTTTTACTTTGCCAGTTTTAACGTAGTTATTCCAAACCTCATCATTATTAACCTTCATCGAAACCATCCAAGTTCCTACAGGGAGTTCCATTCCGTACTTTCTACTTTTATCGTGGGTTTCATCCTCTATAATCCAGCTTTCAACAACTGATAATCCGTAAAGTTTAGCTTCGTGTTCTAATGTAGACTCATTTTGATTGCCTCTCATTAAGAATAGTTCTGATGCTTTTCTTACTGTATTTTCTGAGAAGTATATATAATATTCATCTTCACCATCGGCTCTGTAGATATTCTTATTAGGCACTAATGCAGCCCCCATAAGTATTCTTTTTTCAGAATCAACCTCAGTTAGTTCGACTTTAGTTTGTTCGCTAAGTGCTATAAAGTTTTCTTGAATTGCAGGTCGGTCAACTATACTAATAGCTTCAATACCTGAAAGCAATTCATCTTCGTCAATAAGTAGTTCTATTATTCTCATATTTAAATTAATTGCTATTATTGTGTTCGTTTTAATTTTATATTAAGTACTAGCACTGTCTATAATATTCTCATATACTTCTCCAGCATCTACAATATCTTTATGAACAACAAAGGCTCTCAAAGGTTGTTTCTGTGATGTTGCTACTGTTTGTGCAAGTTGTGATTCAGGTGATGCACCGACTACATTAAAGTCTGGAGCTTCTACATTTCCTCCACCTCCTTGACCACCAGCAGATGGTTGTTTAAATGAAGATATAGTTGTTGCCAATATGTTTGCTATAGATAATGCTGCACCAATGTTATTTCTAGTTATTTCAGCCTGTGCAATAGCTTTAAACGCAGCACCTCCTACAGGAGCTAAAGCGGCTTTTGCAGAATACCCTGCTCTAATAATTTGATTAGAAGATTGAGTCCTAACTACAATATCCGCAACAGCAGCACCTTTTTCTATAAGTAATGCTGCTTTTTGCATAGCCTCATTTTCCCCTGCTATATTAGATAACAAGTCCGATGTTTGCTGTGCAAAGCCAACATATATAAGGTCTATACGTTGGTTTTCTTTTATGAAATCTAACTTCTGCTGCAACTTAGTTTCATTCAACTGCTGTTCTAATTGTGCTAATTTTAGTTCCCCTTCTGCTCTCTCATCAACAGAAAGTCTGGCTGTTTTTAACCTAAAGTTTTCAAAATCTATATCGCTCTGAAGAAGAGCCATTTTTTCGTTTAAGTAATATTGATTAGCATCTAAAGAATATTTTAAATTTAATACTTCTAACTCTTGTTTTTTTCTGTTTGAATCAAATCTTTTATCTGATTGGTCAGCTTCAAGTTTTAACAATTTAGTTTCAGTTGATGCAAATATCTGAATTCTAACATCAGCAGCCTCTTCGTCAGCTTTTCTTATAGATTCTAAATATTCTCTTTTAGCTTCAGCTTTTTTCTCATCACTTCTTGATGATTCTTCAAATTCCTCTAATCTTAATTTTTCTCTATCTTTAAACTGCTGAACCCTTATATCTAAATCTCTTAATGAAAACTCTTGTTGCTTTATTATTCTTTCTTCCTCATTTAGTATAAAAGTAAGCTCTGATTGCTGTCTAAATCTTTCTTCTAATTTAGACAAATCTAAAAGTTTTTGTTTAAAAGCTCTAAGTCTACCCCCTAATAATCCATCACTATCATCTGGAAATATTCCAAATTCTTTTAACTTCTCTTGTAGTTTATCGATATCATCTGCTATTGTAGATAGCTCTTTGGTTCTTGATTTTGCTGAAGCTGCAACCATAGAGTTAACACCAGCAAGACCATCTGTTGCTCCAGATAATATACCTTGAAATACTTCTAAAAAGCCAGTTGATTCAACTAATGAGGCGTTTTGTAACTTAAATTGCTCAATATACTTTTCTTGTATTTCATTTAATATTGCTTGAGACTGAGCCTTTTTCATTAGAACTTTAATTAAAATTTCAGTTCTTACTATTGAATCATCAGTTAATTTATTTGTCTCATCTAACTGAAGATTTAATCCTTCGTGTTCATCGCTAACTTTTTTAAGTATAATTGCTTTTTGTTCATCAGATACATTTGAATCATTTAGCATCTCAACATAGGTCTCAAGCCTACCTATCTGTTCTCCATATACTTCTGTTGCATCCTTTAAGGCTTTATTAACAGAAGTAACAGCTCCTGCCCATTTAAGAAATGCTTTTTGTATTCTAGGTAAGAATGAAAGCAATAATTGAACTCCAACAATTACACCGCCAACACCAAGTAAAGATTTTCCTAATTGAGATAACGCTCCTCCAAGCCCTTTTCCGCTTGTTCTTGAGAATTCTTGACCTAGTTCAAGTAAACGACCAATGTTATTAGCTACACCTTGAATACCATAAGCTGCATCCGAAGCAACACGACCAGTTTCAATAAGTATTGCATTATTAAGCCCTGATTGTGCCCTGTTTTTATTATTTGCTCTTGATAATCTTTCAGTAGAATCGGCTAATCCATCTACAGCTTTCTTAGTTGTTTTTACAGCTCTGGCAGCATTTTTCTCCGTTACCTTTATTTCAATAGCAATTACCTTCTTATCTGCCATAATAATATCTTTTTATTTGTTGTTTAGCTTCTTTTATACTGCCTACTCCTTTATACTTGCCTTTAGCAATATCTATATTATCAGATACCCCATACCAATCATCTATCGATAATAATTCTAATATTTGCTTTATCATTCTACTATTTGGTCTTGAAAGATGTTTAGTAATTCTAATTCAGATTTACCAGTCATCAAATTAGTTGTTATTGAATTAATCCGAAATATCTTATCTTGTATCTTAATTTGGTCATTCAATTTATAATTTATAAGTATATTAGCAGGTAAGTATGCTGTAACCTTAAACATTCTTCTAGCTGGATTAAATACACTTTCAATATAGTTTTTGTAAAATACATTGTATAATGAATTGCTGTAATCCCCATAATTCATTGTTTGCCATTCATCAAACTCTTGGTCAAAGTTTAAGTTGTAAGTTGGAGGTGTTGTTGTATTTCCAGCATCGTTTGAATTAGATGGTCTCCAATAACTAGTTAGCCCAGTTGGAGGAGATGTAGAAATCCAATTAATCTTACCGCTTCTGTTTCCGTTAGCGACACTTGCTTCTGGTAAATCAGTTATTTTTATGCCATAAAATAATAATGGTTTTATCAATAACGTATCATAATTTCCAGTAGGAGCAGGAACAGCATCTGCATCTGGGTTAAAATCACCACCTGCACAATATCCCCACTGTATTAAAGTATCTTTAGTGGGAGATGTAGAGTCAACATTTAAATCCAATAACCTTTCATATTTCATGTGGGAGAAAGGCAATTTTATTTCATATTTTTTACCCCTATCTATATTAGGAAAATTTCTTTTAACATTAAACTCAGCATCTCCAAACACTTCATTAAATTGCTCTAAGTGATTTTCCATTAAAACCGTATCAGTTTTTTCATAATTAAACTTAATATCGGTAAATGGCAAAGTTGAATTTACAGTATGAGATGTTGTATCTAAATATTTATCTAAATCTATAAGACCTCCTAGCTTGTTGTTTATTGAATCGCTATAAAAATTATCAAGAGTATCAATGTATATTAAGGGTCTGTCATCATCAAACTGTCTATTTGTTGTTAGCCTAGGATTTCCTTCTTCATCTATATAATACGCAACAAGATTAAACATCTTAAATAACCCAGTCAAAAAGTCCATAACCTTCATCTTAGGTAATCTGTCTTTCATCAATAACTGAGCCTCTGTAAACTGCCCAGTATTTGTATTATAAAAATCATCATTCAGAAAATTATATATATCAGTATGGTAATACACAAAATTACTTGGACTAATAGTTAATGCTTCTTTAGACCTTATTTCTATATCAAAAGTTTGTGCAAAAACCTTAGACCCGTTACTATCGTATTGTGGATTTTTCTCCCATTCTGCTAAGTTAAATTCAATAAAACTTGTATAAGCATCATAAGGTGTTTCAAAGGTATCATCCCCTACATAGCTTTGTTTAAACTCAGCACCAGTAGTTTTATTTCTTAATATAACGTCATACTCTACATTTTGGTCAGAAACAACTATATCTAATCTAAATTTATATCTTCGAGAGTCTAATGTATCTACGGTTAACTCGCTTCCATCTATTGTTAAAGATTCAGAATAAGGTGCTGATGGGTATTTTTCCGTAAATCCATCTACAAAGTAGGTAAATAAATATTGTTCATCATCATCTAAATCATTAAACTCTCCCCTCTTACTATTAATCCACAAAAATAAATTGCTAAAAGCAGGAGAATCAAAAAAGTCTCTAGTAAACTCTATACCATATGTGTTTTCTATTGCTTCAATTATATGGATTCCTCTAATAGCAGGTTTTAAATCAGTAAACTTAAGACCTCTATCAGGGTCTCCATCTGGGTTTAAAGATTCATCATGATACACATTGCCATCAGAATTAAATTCAGGTGTTCCAGAATGGAAATACAATCTTTTCTCAGATGTTATAAGGGGATATATGATTGCATCTTGCTGAACTTCTCCATCTATCAAAAAATCAATTCCATCAGTAAGACCGCTTTTTACATTTACCTCATTGTATTCGTGGTCATAATTAGATAAATATTTTTTCTCTAAAACTCCAGTAACCTGGTTTTTTCTTTCTGCCAAATGAGTGAGTTCGTCATCTCCTATTAAATCTTTTAGAGATACTGTATGACCATAAAAAACAAGCTCATAAGCGTATGGCTTATTGTTTCTCATTTTAACACTATTTAAAAATATCTTTCCCTTTCTAAATGGAGCGTAGTTTATATGGAGTAACGCTTCTTTCTTTTTCCTAGAGTCGTAAGAATTTCCAGTTATATAATAATTGTAATAATGTCTAAATATCTTATTGTTTGTTTCAGATGCTGGGACTACAAAGGTTTGAGAATAGTCTGTAAAAATCTTCTCTATATCCCTAACATCTTTTATTGTTGATGTCAATTCCACTATCTCCTTATCAAAAAAATCAACTAAAGGATAGTTTCCTTCATTATCCTTAATATATAATTGTAGTCTCTGCATTATCTAACATTGTTTATTTCACTATAAGCATATTCAAACTTAACTGTAAAGTTTAACAATTTGTCGTATCTCTCGTCTTTATAGGTTATATCGTTGTCGGTTGGTGTAACTGGAAATACTTTGTTGTTTTCGTGAATCCAAACGTATTCAGATTGCATCATTTGCTGAATAACTTCATTATAGTCTTGACAAATAAACCCAGTGTTTAGTGTTAGGGCTTTCTTAGAGTTTACGTTAAATGTTTTGTCGGTAGGAGAATATGTAGGATATAATTTACTTGTAGATGTTGACTGAATAGTATTTACTTTATATTGTTCTCGACTAACGTTGGCATTTTCTTTTCTTCTACCAAAGAACCAAATATCTTGTAGACTACCAAATTTATTTAAGAAGGTTACTCTATATGGGGTATTCTTGCACTCTTCAATATATTTTATAGATAATGTTACAGTCTTGTTATCATTTGTAGTTATAACGACTTCATCAGTACCTACTGGAGCGGATATGTTAGGTATTAAATTTGAAGAGTTAGACCCCATAACTCCAGTTGCATCTGCTTTTATAAATGTAGTGTCTGCTGTATAAGAAGTTGTATCGGCTGTTAAGAGCTCGAATGTTTTACCAAAAGATTGAGAGCCTACAGAAAGTCCGCCTTCATAAAACTCAACGCTATAAAGTTCGTTCTCTTGATATAATGGTATTCTTACCTTTTCACCCTTTTTCCAATATACACAAGTGTTAGATTGCTGTAGTGGGGTAAGTAACTGAGGATTTATCTCATCCTCAAAATAACCGTAACCGTGAGTTACAAGCCTAGTACCAGTTGTCTTTGTTTCTGTTGCTGGAGTATCGTCAAAGGTATTTGTTATCTCCCAAGTAGCCCAAGCAGTAAGGCTGGAAATACCAAAATCTCCATTAAAAAACAAAGGAACGTAATCTTTTACAAGTTCACTTATCTCAAATAGAATAGTTTCTTCCCCGAGAATAATTGACTTTGTTATTGTGTACTGAGGCTCTCCTGTGTAGGATAGTATTGGTCCTTCATATATCCAAAGCTTTAACTCTGCTGTTTTTAAATTTGCCATAATTATATATTAAATCCGTAGTCTTGGAGTGCTTGAATAATAAAGTTGTAATAGTAATATGATTCAGGAGTATATGGGTTAGGAACTCCAGCGATATAAGTATATTGTACACCCTCTTCTAATATTTCGCTAGACCTAGATACTTCAGACCTGTCGGAAAGACCTTTAGAACCAGAAAAATCTCCAATAGTGAATGGGTCATTTAACCCATCAAAGATAGCTTTCAAGAACTCAATATTTTCTTCGTTTTGTCCATCAACTATAAAAGTTCTCATAAAATGCTCTCCATATTGTATTGAATTTAAGTAAGACCTATAGTCAGCTAAATCGCTATTATAATATGGACCTCGAATATATCTGTTATACTCATATGGTCCTTGCACCTCATCCGTGAAGAATAAATAAATATTTTTTGTTGATTGAGGATTTGTTTTTCCGTAAGATGCAAATTTTAAAAACCTCTCAGATGTATCACTTCCTGTGTAAGTAAGTTTTGTAAATTTAGCATTAAAGTCAGATGCTCTAAATACATTAACTCTTTCGTTATATTTAGTAGTATCCCCTCCATAATAAGATAATAACTTATCTTTAAGCAACCCATCAGCCATATCCAACAAAGGCTTTAATGTCCTCTTCATAGAACCAGAATCATCAAATATTATGTTGATTTCTACGTTTTCATCAAAATTTTGTTCAGGAACTCCTAAGTCAAAACTCTGTCCACCTAACTCTATTTCACCTGTACATTCGGCAAGAGATACAGTATCTTGCTGTGCAGAAATCAATCTAGTTTCAAAACGTTCAAGAATCTCCTCTTGAGTTACTCCATTTACATCTGTATAGGTAAATCTAGTATCGCCATCTTCGCAAGTACCAGTAAGTGTATAATAGAATGTTTCTGTAGCCTCTACGTCTGGGCAATTAAGTATAAAGCTATAACTGTCATTAGGGAAAAGAGTTTCTGCTGTTAAGACAACCTCATAAGGAGTCGCAGCAGTTTTGTTTATTGTTAATGTTGTTGGTTGCTTTTTATTTGTTGGTGAAGCTGTATTATCTGGTGCAGGTATTGGGTCTGTTGTAGGAAAGTTAGAGTCTCCTATAAAGCCAGTTGTATTTGTTGTACCATTCCAAGTAATGTCGAATTTAACAGGTACGTCTTGATTACTTCCTGTATCAAGAAATTCAATCTCTACTTCTCCAATTTTATCTTCTACACCTATTAAATTATATGTTTTTGTACCAACAAAAGAAGCTTCATTAATTATATCTCCACAATTTACATTAGTATCTTCATTTACTACAAGCTGAGGTTTTTCTTTCCAACTTACAGTTGCTAAAGCTGTAGCTGTATTGCCATCATTATCAGTTACTGTAACCATAAACACTTGGTCTTGAATTAAGGCTGTGTTCGTAGCTGTTATTGATTCAGAAGTACCGCTTCCAAAGCCACCCCACTCATAAGAAACTATAGTTCCATCTGGGTCTGTTGCCACAGCAGTAAGAGTTACCACATCTCCTAAGTATGGATTATCATTACTTACATCTATGTAAACTTGAGGAGGTTCGTCTCCTACTGGTGGTGGTATTACTGGCTGAACTGGTTCGGTAGGATTTGCTTCAATGTAGTAAGGACTCCTGGTATTTATTCTAACATCACTCATTTTTCTTTATAATGTAATTTTCTCCCTTTTTAACATAACCTGCTTTGACTAAAATGTCATCTAGGTTTAACGATACGTCTTTACCTACAGCAGCTCCTATCTTGTTCATTTTCTCCATTGACTTGTTTATAGCATCTGTGATAAAGTTAGTTGGTTTGATTCCTTTTCTGGCAATTTTCCTGGAAATGTTATGGGCTAATTTTCTTACTTCATAATCACTAGAAGTTTTAAACCTACCTTTAGCATCTCTTATTCTTATTGGCTTTGCCTGAATCCAATCTATTATGTCCTCTATAGGAGGATATTTTCCCTGTCCTCTACCCTCATCTACACTTACAGCGTAGTCGTTTGCCATAATATTAAACTTGATAGATTTACTAGAATCTTTAGAAATTACCTCAATAGATTGCTTTAATCTTCCAGTAGCATCTATAGGAGAGTTATAAGTCCCACTAGCATAACTTCTAGTTCTATTACGACCAACTTCTATTTTAAGCAACTTGACTAGTTCCTTAGAATAGTTGTTTAGGTATGCTTTTGTATTTTTGAACTTATTTAGCATTGAGTGCCATCATCATTAATAAGCCCCATATCATTATTTGGTATCTCAACATTTAACACCAATGACCAACCTGTAAGTAGATTTTCAAATCTATCTTCAAATTGCGTGGCAGTTGGAGCATCGTTAATTTCGTAGTTATTCTCATTCATACCACCTCTTCGCAAACTAGATTGCAATCCGTTTACTACAGAAAGCATCGTATTGAGTATATCGTGGGAATTATCTAACCCTAGATGGGGATTCTCTTTATCTTGCTTGTCGTCTTTATCTTCATCAACAACATCCATTGCAATAACATTTATAGAGAACGACATGAAGTGGTCGCTAAATGTAACATCATTGATTATTATATGGGCAAGTGGGAATATAGTTTGTTTGGATAGGTCAACCTCTAGCAAGTCCCCAGTAGTTACTGTATTGATATTATTATTGCCAATAAGATAATTGTAAATATTGTCAACCAGGTTATAATATTCTTTCATCGCTTCATTGATTTTTGTATCATTCTATTTTCTAATTCGTTTTTTTCTTTTTCAAATGTTAGGTAAGTGAGACACTTAAATATTGGTTCTTTTGTAACTTCGTCAAACTTTGTGATGTCTCCTTTAGCGAGTCCATAAATTGACTGATACCAACCCCACTTTCTTCCAAAGCCTCCTTGAGCTGAGAGGTCTTGTCCTTCTTCATCTCCTTCTCCAAATAGACCAGGGAAGCTATCGATAACTCTGTCCCTAAATCGTAAAAAAAAACCATACAACTCATAACAGCACTAAGAGGCATTTCTTTCATCCATTGTTGTATATCCTCATTTGGCTTATACGGAGCAATAGTATATTTATCCTTGCTCTTAAAGTTTACTGGGCGATATAAAACCCCCATAGCTTTATGTATATTTTGCCAATCAGTAATAGAGGCTTCAACATCTACATACTCACCTAAGCTCATATCATCTAACTTAGGTACAAATCCCATCTCTACTCCTCCTAACTCAAAATGACGAATCAAAGAAAATTTCTCCTTGAACGCTTCTTCGAGTATTTGTAGAATGCGATTAAACTCCACAACTGGAATAGAATCAACTTCATTTAAATTTATATTACAGAATATCTCAACTAGCTTTTTGTTTACAAAATCATTAGCCTCTTCACTTTCGTTTTGTTCTACTATTTTTAAGTAGTGTTGATATTGCCCAAGAGTAATATCTTCTAAAGAAGTAGGGACTTCGATTTCTATCTTTCGCTTCATATTGAAATAATTTAGTTATTGGTTTTTGTACTTATAGTTTGCAACTGCTAAATTGGCAGATATATATACATAGTATATTATACTTAGTTTAATACTTGTACTTAGTACTACACTTAGTGTTTTATACTTAGTTACTATAAATATAATAATTAATACTTAGTTATATATTATACTTAGTATAGTAATAGCAATACAGTTCCCATATTTTATTATCTACTTGGTCTTTCTTGTATTTTTTGCCACTACGAATAATATCTCCATTGTTATCTACCTCTATCTCGTAAAGTCTATCGCCTTTTTTATTTGGCAAACAATAAACCTTTATGTCATTCTCAGTACACCACTGGAAAGCATCATACTGGAAACTGCTAAACATACCTATTGAATTCATATTGCTAAGATACAAATTTAACCTATTGAATCTACAATGGCAGTTGGAAAAGATGGTCTGTGTACAGTCGTGGTTACTTAGCTATATATCTATTTTATTCCCCCAGAGTCCCTATTTTTATTTCCGTCTATCTTTCTATAAAACACTGAGAAGCTATTTAAGGCTATTTAGGAGCTATTTAAGAGACTTTTATATCTTTTTGGTATACTTACCCCAATGGATTGAATTAAAGCCCTTATAAGAGCTTATTTGCCTATTGGATTGAATTTATTAGCTTATTTGGTGGGGTTGATTGATATTTTAAGTACGAAATGCCCTTTTTAATTATATTTTCAATGATATTCAAGCAATTAGCTAAAATTACCCTATAAAAAAACCCCCAAAAAGGGGGTATAATTTTTAATTTATTTTTATTTTATTTTACGGATTATCTATAAATTCCAATAGGACTTCCTCAATTACGTGGCGGTTATTTGATTCCTTAATAGTATTTATAAGAAATTCCACCTCGCTAAGTGGCTCTGTTGAAGTATTGAAAAGCCAATAAAGATAGTTATCGATTGAGTTGTTTGTATCTGAGTGGTTGTCTCTATCGGCTTGTTGTTGTCTTTTTGCCTTTTGTAGATTGTGGTTAAATTGTTTTGAGTTGCTCATTATATATTTTTTCTATTAGTTTCAATTCTCTTTTTTTACATCTTCTTTCAATATTGCTTCTTAGGATTATTCCGACCCTTTTGCAATAGCTGTTGAGGGTTTCATAATCTGGTGAAATCTTATTGAACTGGGTCAACGTTGCTTTTGCTTCATGTTCATAGCTGAAGCCGTACCCATATTGAAACGGCATTAAAAACGTTTCTTCTTTCTCTGTTCCATAGTCTAGCGTAATAGTGCCGGAAAAATAAGAGTTCCCGTTAATTTTGTCAAACCATTCCTTTGCGTTTATGTCTATTGTTTTTGTTTTCATTGTGTATATAATTTAACATATTTTCTAAAATGTTTTTTATTTGTCCTTTTGTTGTTTGTGTCATACAAATGACGTACACAAATATTATTGTAAATTGTGGAATATTCCCAATATCCATATTTTACCTTGTATATATCTATTATCATTTCTTTCATGATTATCTATTTAAATTTCTTGTTTTATAAGTGCCGTTTTTTATTCTTTGTTCAATTTCTTTGGAACTGATATTTTCCCCTAAAAATTGCTTTAAATATTTTAATGTGGTTCTTGAGTAGTTCCAAAAATAAGGGTCTAAAATTACCTTACCTAAAAAGGCTCTTTCTCTTTTGGCAATAGTAGTGCCGTAACTTTGAAAGATATAATATTTATCCGTTTGTATTTCGTATTGATTTGCAACGGGGTTGCCTGTTCTTGGTGATTCTAAATTGCTTACTTTGAGTTTCATATTTAATTATATTTGAGTTCGTAAATTTTACTAATTTGTTTTAATTGTTCGTCAGCTGAATAGAAGCCGTCTGCAACTTTATGAGGAAAGTTTTTTTTCAATCTATAATTCCTGGCAAATATTATTTCCTTAATACTTTCTAAATTTAATCTGCCGTCTATTAATAGCAACCCGTCTGAGCCTAAAATATCCGTTCCCTTTTGTGTTAAAATTATTCTTTTCATATTATATATAAGTTAAAATAGTTCTTGTAAAAATGTAGCCAAATAAGGCTATTAAAAAAATGTACTGAGCAATTTTTAAAGCGTTGTAGAGTTTTTGTTTTTTCATTTGTTTAATCTTTAGTTAATATTTGTCTGTTGTGGGTTTTCCACATGACAAATATAAGGAATAAAAAACCGATTAATCCTACACTTTTTCAATTAATTGTTGATAAAATGTTTATTTATATCTAGTCTAAATAAGAATAACAAACAAAAAAAAGGGAATCAAATCTGACCCCCTATTGAATTTATACCTATTGAATTCACAAGGTATTGAATTCACAACCCTATTGAATTGCTAGGTTAATTGTATTGCCTCACAATGCTCGTAACATTCTGAGCAAATTTCAGTTTCAATCGGCACTAAAGGTGCACCGCAACAATTACTCACTACT